TGACTTTCTTGACCAAATTGAATTGCTTCTAAATTTCTTTCATACTGTGAAATATTAATATTCATGTTTCTATTTAATGAAGTTATGTATTGACCTTCTGTTCTATAGTAATCTCTCATCAAGGCTTCAGTAGAACCAGATAAAGCTAAATTAGAACCTGCTAAATTAGATATAAATTCTGCTCTAACTTTTTTAGATTTAAGTTTTGCGTCATAACCTTTTTCTTGTGCTAGTTTTAATTTTTGATTAATTTTTAATTGTTCTGAAGCATATCTTTGAATTGCATTTTTCTTTGCTAACGCATTTGTATCTTTTTGTTGTCGGTATGCGTTTTTCTGTTGTTGTTTTGCCTGTTGATACTGCATTGCCGAAGACAAAGCACTTCCAATCATTATAGCTGTTGTTGCTTGAACACACATAATTATATTTTTATAACCTCGTAAAAAGGTTTGTTTAAAACTCCACGTTTTTGTTTGTTGATAAATTTGAAACCACACCATTTTAACCATTTGATGTGTAGTGAATTTCTACAATCCACAAAGTTCCATAAAATTTTGTATTTAGTATTTAAAAAGTTAATTACTTTTTTGTTTTCTTTAAGAAATGGAAATTTAATATCTTTTAAATTGTCAGTAGCTAATAACCAAATACCACCTACTCCATTTTTTGTTCCACCTACTCCAAATATTGCAACAGGCTCATCTTTAGGATTTACAATCGTAAAAACTAAATCAGAAGCATAATAAGATAATGCAAGTGCATCTATAGGTATCATACCTACACTTGCTAAAATTTCTCTTTTATCTTCGTATCTTAATCTTGGTGCTAAATATTTTAAGTCCTCAAGAGTTGCTAGTCGAAAGTGACTACGTTGTTCTTGATGATGCAGTAACATAATATCCTTGCCAAGAAGCATTGATAAAGTTTGAAGGAAAATGACTATCGTTCTTTAATGTAATAGTTAATTTATCATTCTCTGATTGAACAGCGAAAGTATAATCACCATCTTGTAAGTTTACTGTTCCTAGTAAACCTGTTCCTGTTGTTGTTCCTGTAAATGTTGTTGTTGATACACTTCTACCAACTGGTGCAACTGCTGTAGTAAAGTAAGAAGTATCATTATAAGAAACATTCCAATTTCTAATTTGTAATCTTCCTTCTTTAACTGAAATTCTTGAACCTTGTGTATCTGCTATTTGCATAAATTGTTGTGAAAATACAAATTCAAATTCATATTGTTCGCCAATAAAGAATGAATTACTTGTAATATCACCACTAACCACAATACTAGTGCCTGATTGAGATACTGTTGCTAGTGACTGTCCTGCTGTATTTGAACCACCAGACCTACCTACAATTTTCATAGTATTTGTAATTGCATAAGGAATTGTGACAGTTGTTCTATTAGTTCCACTATCAAAAGAACTTGAAACTCCTGTTGTAGAATTTGAAACTTTTCTATCTAAATGAGTTAAATAAGAAGCACCTGTATCTACATAAGCAGGAGAAATATCCATTGTCTCTAAATAAACCCCATCACTTCTTTGATTAATTATGTAAAGAGTGTTTTCTATAAAATCTATATTTAAAATCTTATCAGTAGAAGAAGTTCCAAAAGTCCATTTGTGCCAAGCACTTTGTAATCTTTTAGCACCACTTACAAAATATTGGTGAACATAAAGTGCATTTTGTTCGTCAGAAGATAAAGCTATTAAAATATTTTCATTTGTTGCAATCGCTAACTTATGAACATTTTTAGGAACATACTTTGGTACATTGCTAGTAATATCATCTGCACTTTTAGTATCATTATCTGATTTAATAAAAAATTCTCTAAAGCCTGTAAAACTTCCTTTGTTAAAAGCAAAGAATACATTTGCACCTGAACCAACAGGTTTGCATTGTGCTGAAGCCTCAAATTCTGTTGAAACATTTATTGAAATATTTTCTGGTGTTACAGTTCCACTTGCACCTGCTAAAATAAATTGTGTTTGGTCAGAAAACAATAATAGTTCTTCATCAAAAGAAATTGCATTTCTTAATATAGAAACTTTATTGTGAGTACCTGCAACTGAAATTGGGTCTGTTGCTAATACAGTTGTAACTGTTTCAGGAAAGAAGTGAAAAAATTCACCACTTCTAGACATTAAAACATTTTCATCTGCTAAAAATCCTAATCTGTTTTTGTGAAAGAAAATATCATTTATTTTTCTTCCAATAAATTCTGGGTTAGGAACACTTACTAAATCACCACAAACTCTTTCACCCCATTTAGGAGTTTCATAATCTACACTAGAAATTGTATAAGTTGTTCCATCAACTGGAGTACATCTAAAATTACCATCTGCTGTTCTTATTAAAACATGTGGCATTGTAGATTTATCAAGTTTTATAGCTGTTGAAGGTGCTACAGTTTCTTGCCATACATCACCTGTAGACTTGTACTTAACATAATAATTATCAAAATTATTTGTTGCATCACCAGTTATCTCAACAACCATGTTGTCGATTGCAGGTGAAGGTAGGTCTACGAATTTTTGAACTGTATCTGCTACTACTTGTGAAGCATCATCTCCATATCCATCAGAACATGTAGCTGTAAGAGTTCCACTAGATTTAACTATAGAGAAACTTGAGTTTCCAATATTAGCTGTAGTTATATTTGAAGGAGTACCAACAGCAGTTTTTAAACCATCTCTAATAGCTTCACTATCTGTATTAGATGATGTGAAGTTATAAGTAGTTCCATCAAGAGTTATTGAATATTTAGTGCCAGTTACACCTTGTAATACTGTGTAAACAGCTTGTTCTACTTTTGCAGGACTTGTATCTGAAGCCATTGCAGTCGTTTTAGTCTTATTTAGAATAAACGTATAATCAGCAACAGTTATGCAGTGAAAATTACTTCTTGGGTCTGTTGTACCAAGATAAGTAGAAGCACCTGTTTGCATTACTACAGTTTTTGAAACACCTGCTGTCGTATAAACTGCTATTGCTCCATTAGTAATCTGAACAACATATCTTTCAGTCGTATCTCTGTTGATAGTGTGCATGTAAGCATTGTTAGGAGTTGTACTACTTAACTTTGCTATATATTCAGTTGATGGTCTTTTTTTTAAACCTTCTACAACAGAACTAAAACCATTCTCTTGTTTTGATGCTTGACTAGAAAGTCTTAATACTTCTGGTTGTTGTGAAACTCCCTGTACTAAATTAGGTATAGTTTTAGATACTAAAGCCATTTAGTACCACCAAGATGATTTATTTCTAGAAATTGTATAATTTTGTTCAGGACTATCAAAGACTGTATAGTCACCAGTGTTTGCTTCTGCTTGTCTTAAAACAACTAAAGACTTTGCTTCATCTTCTAAAGAAAATTTATGTAAAGTGTTAGCACCCAAAGTTCTATCGTGAAATACTCTAGCACCTCTAATTGTAATATATCTTTTTGCTTGTTCTGGTATTTCAGTGAAATCTAATAAATAAACTTGAGTAACATCTTTAAAGTCTTGTGTGAATATATCGGAGTTAGTTGATAAGTTATATAAAGTTCCATCTCTTTGAACAATATCAAAATCACTTTTAGAATGTTGGTAAGGGTCAAGTTCAACTCTTAAAACATTATTAGCTATAGGTACTTTACCTGAAGCATCTTTACTTAATGTAGATTTGTAATGAGTATTAAAATGCCAACCCATACTTTGAACTTCTCTATTGATTTCATTCAATACAGATTTAGCCATCGTACCATCTACAGGTAAACTTCCTGTTAAGGTTGATAGAGGTGCTTCCCCTATTGTACTTAAAATAGTATTAACAGCTTCTAGTTCTGTTGTTCTGGTTTGAATTGTCATAGTTTTTTTTGAATTTTGCAAACACAGGGCAAGTTGTCTGTGTTAATCCTTGCCCTGTATCAGTCTCAATTATTATTGAGAAGCTATTGATATACTTGCTTCTGGTCTTAAGACATTAGAGCCTAAAGCCATTCTGCATGTAATCAGTGAACCAATTCTTCTCGCATCGTAAGTAGTCTCAACAACTAAATCTTTCAATTTAACTGTTCCAACTGCACTTTTGTGGAAAAGAACTGCACCTGTATATTGTCCATCAACATTGTAAGTGTTATTTCTTCCTGCTGTCGCATCAGAGGAGTGGTCAGTAAATGCAGTAACAGTTGAGTTACTTTTGATTACTGGAACACCACCTATAGAAACAACTGTACCTTTACCAAAGTCACCATTCATTGAAGAAAAGTCTCTGTTTAAAAGTTTGTCGTTGTTTGCTAATTGATAGTAAACGTCAGGTGAAACAACAATGTATCTGTCAGTAGAAGGAACATCATTTTCATCTAGCTTTTGTAAGCCTTCGAAAAGTGAAGCAATCATAGATGTTGCATTTGTTTTGCAATCTGCATCAATGATTTTTGAACCTAATTTACCACCAGTTACATTTGGTGTTGATGTTGCTGAACCTAGCATAACTAGTTGAAGTAAATTATTATCGATAGTTCTAGCAAGAGATTGACCCATCTCATTTGCATAAATCTTACGAATATCGAAATAATTCTTCAGTTCATCGATTTCAGACACAAAAGACGATGCTAAAAGCATGTCGTCTACGTGTATTACTTTCTCGTTGTGTTTGATACTGTCTCCTAGTATCTCATTTCCTGCTGTATGATAGCCACTTGTAGTTTGACCAGTTACAGGAAAAGTTGCTGATTTAGAATTAGAAATCGTTCTGACGTTAGTCATTCCTAACATAACATTCTCTCTTGAAAATGATGCAAGAACTTCGCCACTATAGATTTTTAAAAATAAATCGTTGTAGCCTGTACCAGTCGCATTGACTAGCCCCAGTCTACTTGGTGTTGCGTTTGACATAATATATGTCTCCTTTATTTTTATTGTTAGTGTTTAAGTTAAAACACCTATCTAGTTTCCCTATTCGAAAGTTATCAGACGTATCTGGCAGTCCTTAATGAATTTTGATAAGCCACCTCTCTTATGAGAGATGATGGTTTATTTTTTGTACCCTAAACTATTTCTATTTTTCCATAGCTTTTGCCATGACCAAGTATTTAATTTACTAGAGTAATGATAAATTAATAATACTATATGTTTCATTATCTTCCTTGTTTGTGATATTTTTTATAACTTCTTCGTTCATCTTTATTTAAATTTTTCTTATGTCTTCCAACTTTAGGTCTACTTTTTTTCTCAAAAATATTCCCAACTTTCTTTGCCATTACTTTTTCTTAAATGCTGAAACACCTTTAATTCCAAGTACACTTGAATAGCCACCAATGATTAATCCTTGTAACCATAATGGAAATTTATTTACTTGGTCAAAGAAAGCATCAAGTTTAAAAATAATATCAGCATCTTCTGAAAAAATTCCCCAAGCACATACCAATAATGGAATTGAAATAATTATTAAAACTATCTCATCTTTTAGGTCATTTGCTTGATGAGTTTTAACAGTATTAACCATTTCAATTTCCCCATCAATAACCCTCTGCATTTGTTTTCTCTCTGCAATGCTTTGTAATACTTTGGTTTCTTTTCTATTCTTGTAAACTTCAGAACCAGTGCTTAATGCTAATTTAACTAATGAAAACCACATCAATAATTATCTCTCCTGTTTGCTGATTTACTTCTGATACGTAGATTGCTTCTAGAGTTATCTCTTGGGTTCTTATTTTTATGGTCTACGTCTTTGCCTTGAATTGCTTTAGTACCTAGCTTCTTTTCAACTAGTCTTCTGGCTAATCTTCTGTGTTGTCTATTATCTCTGTCTTCTTTGCTTCTTACTGCATATTCACGTTTGTAGTCTCTAGCCATTAAAAGACTGAACTATTACCTAGCTTTCTTTCTACTTCTTTTCTGTAGACTGGGTCTTTATCATAACGTGGGTCATTCATTGCTTCAGTTACTTGTTGTACTGAATTGAATTGTGAAACAGCAGTATTATTAACATCACCTTGAACCATTTCTTGTGGTGCAGTTGTTGGATTAGACATTCCTGCTCTAACCATTAAACCTTGCACAGCTAATTTCACTTGGTCAATACTTCCTGTAGTAGTTAAATCATTAAATGCAGTTTGTTCACCATCATTTAAATTCTTACTAGCCCAATCAATAAGTTCACCATATTGTTCTTTTCCACCTACAGTATTAAAAACTTGAGCTGATTGTGTTTCAGCAATAGCCTTTTGTCCTCTAATGTATTCATCAACAAGACCTTTATCTAAACCTTGTTTTGCTAATTCACCATAACTGTTAGTTGATAGTTCACCATTGTCTGCATACTCATCTGCAAATTTAGTCATATCAAAACCTGTAGAAGCAACTTTAGGAATTTCTAAACCTTCCTTTTTAATTTCTTCATTTACTGGTTCTGGTTCTGCTTGTTTACCAGAAAATTGTTTTTCTAATTCAGAATATGCTTTAGATAATTCTTCAGCAGACTTAAATTTTTCAGGTAACCATTCAGGTCTTTGGTTCTCAATAGTTTGTGCGTCAATATTTGGTTCAGTTGCAATGGCTCTATTA